GTATAGTTAATTGTCATTCATCACTCCTAAATCTTAACCCAATTGGGGTTTTGAGCATCGTTAATGTCTGTCCAACCCGGTGTTTCTGAATCATTAATCTGCGTCCATCCTGGTGTCTGAGCCGTACTAATGGCGTTCCATGTCACGGTATCAGAATCATCTATATTTTGCCACGAAGGAGTCTGGCTGTCATCTATTAAATTCCATAATAGTTTACCAAAAACTGAGTCGGTTATGGTGATTGTTTCACCAATTTGTACTAAAAATACGCTGCCTGCTGAAATTATGGAATCTGTGACCGTTACCGTCTCAATTACCTCATTCTGCGATGTCAGGGTATTGGTCAAGGAATCTATCAAAGCAATCGTTTCAAAGATCGCCAAAAGACTAGAAACACCTGCATCCACCACATCCAAGGCCACCGCAGTTTCAGACACAAATAGCTGGGAAGAACCGCCTACAACGTAGTTATCCGTGACTGTAGCCGTCTCACTGTCTGTGGCAACATATACCGAACCACCTACCGAACCCTCAGTAACCGTGGCCGTTTCAGAGATAAAGCAGGCAAAGGTTTGGGTTGTAGATTGTGCGTCTATCAGGGTAACCAGCTCGGCAATTGGGCAATAGAACGTCTGGGTTGTACTGACTGAATCTGTAACTGTAGCTGTTTCGCTGACGGTTAGAGAATAAATGGGCTGGGATGTGACTGAATCCGTAATTGTGATAGTTTCAGAAACCGCAGAACTAACCGTGTTTGTTGCCGTGACAACATCCACAAGAGTAGATGAACCACCCCATGCACCTGATCCCCAAGTGCCTGCACCAAAAGCAACTACAAAACCTTCATTGATCTGAAGGGAAATGCTGTTTCCGACAACAACAGTATCCGTTACCGTAGCCGTTTCAGATACGGCTGGATTTGAAGTGTTAACTGAATCGGGTGAATCTGTAACCGTGGCTGTCTCAGTTAAAGCCAGATTGCTGACGGCGATTGTTGCCAAGCTATCCGTTGCGGTAGCAGTTTCCGATACCGCAGAGCTGTCAGAAACGGAGTTTGTTACCGATTCTAACAAGGAAGATGTGCCCCCCCAGTTTGATTGCCCCCAAGTGCCGTATCCAAAAGGAGAAACAAAACTTTCAACTACTGCAACACTTGATGTTCCAGAAGGATATTGAGTATCTGTTACAGACGGCGTTCCGCCAAAAGCATTTGTACCCCAAGTCGCAGAACCCCACCCGCCATTATTGGCGTTTTCGGTTACTGATACATTGTAGGTGGACATGCATTATGCGGAGGCTAGTTGTTCTTCGTTAAACCATCTTTGCTGAGCAACGCTGTTCTCATCCGTCCAGCCAATCAAATACTGAATGTTTCCAGTAGCGTCCATCTGCATAGCCAAAACTGGGCCAGCAGGATCAACAGGAGCAGGAACCACCTTGACGTTCTCACCAATTACAAATTTTGCAGCCATGATNGATCCTTAGCAGTTAGCGGTATATGTGACGTTCAATGTGTCNCCTGACAGCACAGAACGGTTTCCAGTCGTAAAACTACCAGCGGAATACAAAGTACCCGTAGTGCCTGACTTGGTGCTGACTGTCGTTAAGAACGCACCTGCAATAGTGCCAGTAGCATTGATAGTGAATGCTGTAGCAGAGGTAGAAATAGTGCCAGTACCAGCAGTGCCAGCGCCACCACCAGAAGCAGAAGCGGCCCCAAAAGCAGCAGCAGGACGAGTCGATTGAGAGTAGCCAACATTTTCTGTCCATCCCGCATGTGATGACATGGTATCTGCGGCGTTATAGGTAGGGCTAGAAGCTCCATCTACCAAGCCCAAATACCAAGCCGCAGTATAAGAAGTACCCGCAAAATACTTGTTCAATAGGTCAGTCTTACCTACGTTGACCACCAAGTTTTTGAATGTCTCTTCCCAGCGGATAGTGCCGTCAGGAGCAGTACAGGTGACTGTATAGTTACCCGTTATTTGCGTATCTTCTACTAAAGCAGAATTAGCGGCTACAGCAACTGCCGAGCCGTCCGTGGGTTTAATGTTTTCTGTTTGCATAATAGCTCCTAGTTTGAACTGCGGATTAACGCTGAAGTTGACGTATTTGCTGGCATGGTAACCGTAAAGTTTACCTGAGATTTGTCTGATCCAAAGTCAATCACGCAGATAGACTTGTTGCCTTTGCTGACGTTGTACAGTAAAGCGCATCTAGCCATAAGGCTAGAGTTTGTCCAAATTACATTGTTGAAGCTAACATAAGCCGTATAGCCTGATGTGTTAACTGTTGCCCCGGTTACCAAGTTACCTCCTGCGGTATAGCCTGTCCCGGTGATCTCCCCGGTTGTCGTGTAAACAGTGGTATCAGCGTTTAAATTTGCAAAGCTTGTGTAAAGCGCCATTTTTAGCGTATCAGACAACAGATTATGTGTGCCTTGATAAAGCTCTGCTTTGAAGCTAGTAGTTTGGGTTTGGACTATCATTCGACTTTAGTCCTCACTTGGCCATCACGATAAGCATCGCCACGTTGCTTGCCATCACCCAAGTTCTTGAGCAAAGCAATAGCCTGTGTGTATCTGTCTTTGTATAAGGTAACCATGTCTGCATCACCTTTAACGTAGGTGATAGCTTCGTAAAGCACAGCATTCAATAACGCTGTGTCAAAGTTGTCACCTAGCCATGTTTCTCCGCCAGAATTGGTAATTGCCGTCACGGTTAATGTAAATCCTGATCCAGAGCTTCCTATGGTGGCTGAAAGCTGATCCCCAACGGCGTAATAGCATCCTTTTCCCACTAAGGTAACAGTTGTAACTACCCCGCCGCTAACCACAATGGTAGCAGTAGCGCTGTTCCCAGTTCCGCCAGTAAGAGGAATATTGTAGTATGTGCCATTTGTGTACCCCGACCCTGCCACTGTGATTGTCGTTGTACTTAAAGCCGATTGAATTATTGAATCTGGGTAATAAAAATAATGCAGTTCTGCACTGTAATTCCCGTTGGGAGTTGGCCCAATAATGAAGGTTAGTTCATTGATATTTGCAGAGTTAGGCCCAAAGATGGCATAGTACTTTGGTTGGCCTGTAACGCTTGGATCTGGATAAGCTTCCCGCATGTAATTAACGTCTTTGTTAATTAGATATAGGAAGCTCCCTGTCGTTCCAGTCTGTGGATAAATAGCCAAAGAATAGGTGGACAGGAAGTCAAACGGAGCGGCTAAGTATTGATTTCCAGAAGTTAATGTACCAGTGACGTTCTTCCGCAGTTCTTGAATCTGAGCGGTATTGTATATACGTTGTTCAGCCTGCTGAATCATGCGATTCAGATCCACCGTAGGGAAGTTGTTCTCTACGTAATCATTGACTGCGGTAACTAACTCACTGTAGTACATTATGCTAACGGGCCTCTAGCTATTGTTCCACGCTCTGCTGCGCCGTTGCCCCTAGTCTCTTCACCAGTGGTTTTGACTTCCCAGTTGTTGCCAATACCAACGCCGCCGTTAAGCGGTGTCCAGTTCTTCCGGGTTGGCATCTTTACAGGCAATCCAACATCATCTTCGATATCCATCTTTTTGCCTTTTGGGGTATGAGGAGTGGCATATACTTCAGCCGAACCATTCTCTTTACCCATGCTTTTGTGTGAGTATTTCATTATCGACCTCTCGATGAGCCAACTTGATTGATGAGTTTGGCGGTGTTTCTGCCATATTCTTTCATCATTTCATTGGTTTTCCCGCCTGCGGCGAACTTTTTAGCCCCGGGATGCATACGCTTCTCGTGGCCTTTAACTTCCTTTTTTGCNTCAGTATCAGCAATTTGTTTAACTTCTTTGCGATCCATAGAACCCCCTAAGATGATGTAATCGTAACCGTACCTACACTTGTCGTTGCTACCAAATAATTGGGCGTTAGCCCTACATCATTTGCTGAAGCACCTCCAACAGGGTTCCATCCCCATTGGATATCCCTTGATCCACCTGTTGGGTAGCCACCAAACCCCGTGAGGTTTAAGTCTAACCCGTTTAAACCTGCCGTTGAATACGTGATGTCTGGCCTTGGCTGTCTTACAGCCTGCGGATCATCCACTGGATACATTCCCAATTGAAGCTGCGGGTGATCTGGATCCCAGCATTCATCACATACTTTCAGTTGGTATAGTTTAGTCTTTATGACTTCCATTTTCAACTGTTTTAGCTTGTATCTCTGGCCACATCGATCACACTCGGCAATCGAATATTTGCCTGATGCGAATCTATTGCCCACTACGTACTCCCACCGCCAATGAACATCTGACGAGGTACAAACCTTATTGCAGCCTTTTCACGGTCTTCACCAGCCGCAAAGTTGAATTGTTCTTCGTACTGCGTTTTGAGCATGTCTATTCGGCCTTGCAATTCTGGGGTCTTGCTGGCAATGTAAAAGGCTAGTCCTGATACCAAAGCAGGCAGGAACCTGAAGTTCATATCCGGGATTTCTACACCGTTCCCAGCGTCCTGGATTCTACGCATTCTCCAATACACAAAGGTGTAAGTGGTAGAGCCGTCAGGAGTTGGCCAGACAGTAAAAGCCGGGATACGCTGTAGGTATGCATTAACGCCAGAGGCGTAGGTAGAAGCCGTTGTATTATTCTGCGCCCTGAAGCAATTACTTAATGCATTTCCGGTAATGTAGTTATAGAAGATCGTTTCAGATCCAAGAAGTACATAACCAAACGCAGGAAAACCTACGGTAGATGTTAGGTTAATTGTTGTATCGGTAGGTTGTACAGTGCTGGCCACGGTAATGGCCGTTCCAGATAAATCAAACATGGGGGATGTCTCCCCCGCTGCCCTTTGAACCCAGACTTGAATAGGCCGGGCTTGGGTTAATTTATTGGGTATTGTGGCATACGTGCTAATACTGATCCGTGTGATGTTCAAGTCAGACTGGTTAGTCTGCTGGTTAGCATCTGTCCGTATGACATGATCCAAGAGGTCAATGGTGTCTTGTGGCAATGGATATGTGTTTAAACCTTGTTGTAGGGTTACTGTACCCTGATCAAAAGTCCACATGTCCAAACCACGGTTTTGCCATTCAATGGTTAAAAGGTTCATTGACCTGCGAGCTGTGCGTAGGTCATATCCTGAGCGTAGCTCTCTCCCGGCACGTTCCCATGCCTCTTCTGCAATTTCTGTGAAATCAGGCGAAAAGCCTGTTGTGCCGGAAGTATTGCTCATTTAGCCATTCTCATATTATCGATTAAATTTGGATATGGCCTGCCTGCTGCTTTGGCAGCTTTCTTGGCTGCGGATTTCTTTTCTGGGCTTAATTTCTTTGATTTACCCAAACCTTTTGGTCTGGGTTTATCCCAAACTTCACCGCCTTCAGCGTACAGACTTACATCGTCAGGATTATCCTTGCGGTGTATTGTCTTTCTGGATGGCATCTTACTCGGGCTAATAGCCCCCATGCCACGGCTTGCCATCATCTCATTACCCCTTTGGTAAAGCCTTTCCTAGCTATACCATCACCACGTTTACTGGCTGATACGGCCCCGCCTTTGGCATAGGCTTTTATAGAGCCGCCTTTTTTGTTTTCAACCACGTGGCTGCCAAGAATTTTTCCATTTGCATCTTTTGAATACTCAACCCTTTTTGTGGGAGTTTCATTGGCCAATGCCGGATCCATACCCATGTTATTTAGCATTTGCTGACGCATTGCTGTGGTAGCAGCCTTCCATTGAAGCGAGTTTTTTAGATTTGTTAGTCTGGCATCCGGAGGGTTGTAAGTGGGCTTAGGAGGTATGGCATCCATCAATTCCGCATCAGATACCGCAGCCTGTGATGGGCCAGCAGGCTTAGAAGCAGCGGGTGCAACAGGCTTTTTCTTAACAGGCGCAGTAGGCTTGGCCGCAGGAGCTTTACCAATGTTTCCAGTGCTGTCGTAATCATTCATCCCAGCGTTTAAAGCTTGGTTGCTAGATAAAACATCAGCAGCGCTTGATGATTGCGTAGCTGGAGCTGCTGCTGGAGTTGCTGCCGGAGCAAGTGGAGTTGCCGCTGGAGGCGCTGCTGGAGCTGCTCCGGGGATATTATTATCGGGCTGATCTTGGCCTTTTGCATAGGCATACAAGGCAGCCAAAGCTAAAGGCGTTAGATTCATGATAGCCCCTTAAGCTTTACCGCCGCCGCACATTGCTTCGACATGGTCATCATGCAATTTATGGCCTGCTGCGTGTTCTTTGTAGATTTCAGAGTGATGCTTATGGCCGCCTGCCATGTGTTCGCTAAGGCGATCTTTAGGCATCTTATGCTCTTCGCCCTTGATGGTTTTACCATGAGGGATAAATGGTACGTGTGCGTCTTTCATAATGACTCCTTATTTGCGTTTGGGGGATTGAGTGCCAATGTCATTGCCAGCCATCTTGGGCATCAATGCCCGGGTGTGGCCTTTTTGTTGGATTGCATGTTCACCACGGGGTAGATTGCCTTTCTTAAGGTCTCCACCTCTTTCCATTTTAGATGGCTCCATACGGGCTTCTTTAATGCTACCGCCTTTGGCAAAAGCCTTACCGCCTGTAGCCATCTTTTTACGGTACATGATGGCTGCATCTCCGCCAGTTTCAGATCCAGTAAAGCCACGCTTTTCCCAATCTTTGGGTTCCCTGCGTACTTTTCCTGCCTGCTTATTCATGTAATCACGCAAACTCAAACCGGATTTTTCCAATTCTTCTTTGGTGACGACCTTCTTTTTGGGGGCGGGAGCCGCTTTAGCGGTGACTTCAGGACTGATGTCTTCTGCTTGGCTGCTGTATTTTTGACCCATTTCTTGGTCTAAATTAACATCAGATCCATCTTCTCCGTCATATCGTTTGGTTCTCATGATTGTTCCTTAGATAATTCTGCCGCCCATTTTAGGCATTTTGGCTTTGGTGTGACCAGACTGCTGGATGGTATGTTCGCCATGAGGACGCTTACCACCTGCCGCTACCTTCTTCATGGGTTCCCCCAAAGCATATTGGCCGGGAACTGAACCGCCTTTTGCAAAGGCTGCACCGCCACCCTTCATGGCCATTTTCAAATGCTTATGAGCCATTTGCATATGCTCATGTGGTTCCATTTTGGCCATGCCACCACGCTTCATTCCGGGAGCGCTCATAGGGGCTGCCGCAGGGGCTGCCATAGGAGGACGTTTAGCTGCCATCATGGCGGCCAATAGACGGGGGTCTACCTTCCCGCCACGTGCCATACCTTTGGCCTCTTCACGTTCCTCTTTGGCAATTTTCTCAAGCTGTTTGGCTTGACGCATTTCCATGCCTTTTGATTCTTTCATAGATCCACCTTGTTTAAACGAGCGACCTTTATCGGCCTGACTAAAATCCTGCCCCACACTCTGTGGAACTCCTGCTTTCTTGGCGAATGCTGGATTGTGAGCCACCGCTGCCATGAAATTGTGTTGCTTTTTGCTGGTACTTGGCATATTAGCAATTCCAAGCCTTAAGGCTTTTGTTAATCCTGCTGTTGGGGTCTTTGGCTGTCTTTTCCGAAGTCAGCTTCTTCTTCATGCCCGTCATTCTTGCACAGAATGAATCCTTGCGAGATCCGCCCTCGGGTTGGGGAGGCTTTAAATTCATCCCCTCCTTCTTTGCGGATGCCCGACCTTTGGCGTTTAGCCCGCCGTTCGGATTCTTCCCTTCTGATCTTTGCCATACTGGTGATTTAGCCATTTACAACTTTCAACCGAGATTCCCTAATGCCTTCTAGCAATGGGATAACAACCTCTTCACGGAAGTTATTTGTAAAAGATTCGCTTCCAAGATGAGGCAAGCTGATGTCTACATCGACATGAACTGTAAAACCCATTTCGGTTGCTCGATCACAAAACAAATAATCTTCACCAACGTACTGATCATCTCTAATATCAAAGTCAAA